GTCGAGTAAGCTACGCATCTCATGTATATCTTTTGCTGCTGTGTCATCATGCAAGCCTATAGCTGCAAGTGCTTGTGTAGCACCACGCTTAGCTGCTCTGTCTAGCATAGCTTCTAATTCTTCAGCAGTCAATGATGTATAAGACATAGCTTACCTATCTCATAAATGTTACATTAACTATAGCTGGATCGGTAGCAGTTCCTACATATTCAGTTCTAGCTCTGATTCTGCAAGCCGAGGCTGTTTGAGATACAAGTGATATGTTACACATTGGAGGGTTACCTATTTCACTGCCAAACGCAATGGACGCATAGTTCGCGTCGGGCATCGTCCCACTTGAGAAGTTTACACTATAATCGCCTGCTCCATGCCTAGTAATGCTTGCAACCCCAGCGGAGCCTCTAATAGATGCGCTTGAACCCGTAAAACTAACCCATGCTGCTACTGGTGAGTTAAGACGTGCAGAGGCTGCAACCTTTGCAGGACTAACTAGGGTATCCGAAGTACCTGTACCAGCTTGCCACGTACTTGTACCTTGAGTTGCTGATGAGGCCTTAGCGTTTAGCTGTGTCTGGATATTACTAGTAACGCCGTCAACGTAATTCAATTCCCCTGTAGTAGCTGTAACGCCGTCCATTTTGTTTAGTTCAGCCGTACTAGCTGTAACGCCGTTCATTTTGTTTAATTCAGATGCAGAAGCGCTGACATCACTAATGTTAGACAGCTCGTGCGTATGACTATCATCTGCGACTACAGTTGTTATACTAACATTACCTGTACCATCAAAGTTAACATTACCTGACACATCGCCAGTAAGTGCTATATTACGAGCAGTAGCTAAGGCTGTAGCTGTAGAAGCATTACCTGTAACTGCACCTGTAAGATTACCTGTAACGTTACCAGTTAAGTTACCCTCAAATGTACCTGCTACGAATGTTTCACTGCCTACGCCCCACTTGTCTGTTGCTTCTGTCCAGACTAATGATTTGTTAGTAGATGTACCACGTTCAATAGTAATACCTGCATCCTGGCTTGGCGTACCTGTCTCATCAGAGTTAAGTGTGATAATGTTATCACCAATGTTTACAGTATTAGAGTTTACTGTAGTAGTTGTACCATTTACTGTAAGGTTACCACTGATAGTAGCATTACCAAAAGTTACATCAGAGTTTGTAGCTACTGCCTGTCCTATAGAGACTTCTCCACTGCTGATAGCTACTCCTGTGCCAGCAGAAAAGTGAGTACGTACTTGGCTAGCAGATGCCCCTGTGTAGGTTATAACGCCACTAGAGTAAGTTAGGCTACCATCACCTCCAGCGTCAGTTACAGAGATTGCAGCTTTAGCATCTGCAGTAGCTCTAGCTGTAGTGTAGTAAAGATTAGAAGAGCCTTCAGACACAGTATCTGTACTGCCTTGAGTAAAACTAAACACACCTGTAGTAGTGCTATAGTTCAAACTACCTGTAGCTGAAACAGCAGACCGTGCACGTGCATCTGTGTAGTACAGGTTACTACCCTCAGTAATGTCACCTGTATCGTGGTTAGATACATCAGACACAGTACCAGTTATGTTACCTACAAGCCCTGCAGATGCAGTTAAAACACCTGTTACACCTAGCGTACTTCCTATAGTAGCTGTATCGGAAACAACTAAGATGTCCGTATCTATTGTACCATCGAAGTACGCATCCTTGTATTGAATGGATGCTGTACCTAAGTCTAGTGTGTTTGTGGCTTTAGGGGTAAGCGCTGTTGCAGATACAACAAGGTCTTGGCTAGGTCCTACCTTAGTGATAGGCTCACCCTCACCTGCAGAACCATCGTGGCTGTGTCCTGTAGTAGCATTGAACGCTGCCTCTAAAGCGTTGTACTCTGCATCAAAGTCATCTGCATCAATAACCTTACCGTTAGCGATATTGTTAGATGTATCCTGACGTGTATAACCTGCCATCGTCTATGTCCTTACTGTCTGTCGTTTTGTGCGTACTCTAGAAGCACAGCATCTAAAGTGAATGTAGGGTTTGTTGAGTTGTCTGCTATACGCATAGCAATAGTTTTACCTGACCCAACAAGATTTAAATTATATTTACTGTCTAGCTCACCTCCGAATGAACCATACGTTTTTTGAGCGTCGTAGTCTGCCCAGCTAGTATTAACTATAGTAGGGTCCGAAGGGTCTCTCTCACCAAACACAGCATTGGAAGCACCAAAGATAGAAACAAACTCACCTGTACTACTTACTTGTTGGGTAGGTGGCTGTATGACACTTCTGTTAGTAGCTGAACCAAAGTCAAACTTAGTGTTTAAACTTAGGTCCATGTTACCACTAGGCTCAGCGTATATAGTTAACTTATAAAACGTCTTTCTTATTTGTGGATCACTAATAGACATATAAGGCGATTCATATATAGCCTCAATAGGGTCTCCATCAAAACTAGAACCTATGTCTAAGTCGTACACGTACCCATCTTCATTAGCAAAGACACTTACTTCCTGACGTCCAGAGTATATACTGTCTGCTATGTGAGCCTTGATACCCGCTGTAGTAGACCAAGAAATACCAGAAGCACCCTGAGCTACAAACTTAGTAGCAATTAAACCTTTAGCTGCTTGCTTTTGTTCTGACTCAATATAAGCAAAGACACGGTACTGAGCCTTCTCTTTAAACAGTATAGAGCAGTAATTAGATGTACTAGCAAGAAACTTAGTAGCATCTTTAGATATAGGATCAGATGCAATGTCCAATCCAAAGTCACCTATGCGATCTGTGGCACTAAGTAATCGGATACCATCAGGAGAGAGGTACATGATATCGCCACCAACCTCTTGAATAGTATCACCATTAATACAACCAATACGATCTGTAATAGATGAAACATCAAAGTCTGCAGCGCTACTACCTGTTAATCTCTTAACAGTACTTGCAGTGAAGATAATAAGTTGTTCGCGGAACACAGCTAGCCCTGTAATCTCTTGAGCTACATTAATAACTCCTGCACCATTAGCAGCACTAAAGTCATCTATAGTAAGAGGGGCAGTAAAGTATAAAGTATTACCCTTAGAGTAGAAAGCTGCGTTAGCAAAGAAGGCTACATGAGTTGCGCCTACTATGTCAGAGCTATTAGAGGCTGTCATATATGTAACAGTATTAGCACTGTTATTCATAACACCAGGGTAATTACCACTATCCACAAAGATAGTCTTTTCATTGCCATCTAAGTTAACAGTAGTATGTCTTACTTTATCTCCATTAGTAGCAACGCTTGTTGCCATACTAGTCCAAGTCGTACCTGTACTGTAGTACCACTGAGTAAAGTTAGAAGCATTCCTACGGGCTGCAAACACTTTTGATGGGGATATAGCTTTAAGTCCTAAGACAGGACCTGAGCCTGGTACAGTAGTGTTGCTAAACTTTTCAAATCCTTTAAGCTTACTATAACCGCCTTCACGGTTAACCTCAAAGTTCTGCAGTATAGTAGCAGAACCTACAGCGCCAGTACCCTGCTGTAGCTGAGTAAGGTTGGATATTAAGCCACCCTTAAACTCAATAGGAAAAGTCTGCCACTGTGTAGCCATTAGAAGTGTACTCTTGTATCTTGGACATATTCAGTGCGGTTAATATTAATACTACGCAAGTGCTTAATACCCTTCTCAAAGGTTTGCATAGCTAACTGTGCAGCTTGCATGTCACCTCTAAACTGATAAACGTAGTACATAGCACCATTAATAATTACGTGGTTGTACTGCTCAGGTAAAGTAGGTAAGTCTGTAGCTAGGGCCATATCATAACCAGAAGAGTAGTACTCATACACTACTTCATATGCTTGATCAGGGGAGGGTACAAAGATAAGTTCTCTGCTAGGTGCACGTGCTACAAAGCGGGGTACAGTATTGCCTTCACTGCTGTAGTTATACTCGTAGTCAGCGTACTTGTCAAGGTATTCTTCATAGTTAAGTACTTTTAATTTAATAGTATCAACGTTAAGAGCATTGTCACGCTTGATACGAAAGCTATTCATATTGATAGTCTTAGCATCATAAGGCATAGAGTATCGTACTTCACCAGGAAGTAAAGTCTCAGTAGCTTCAACGTGGTTGAAAGGCCACTCAAACTCTTCTTGGTTAATGTGACGAACAGCAGAGTTTACTGCTTCCTTAGCAAAACTATAGAAGCCTGTAGCTGTAGAGAAGTTGTCCTCAGTAAGCTCCACCTCATTGAGGCGTTTGTTTACAGTGTTGACTAGGCCTATGTAATTGTATGCCATGCTTTACTTCTCCTTCACACGTAGTAAGATGCTGCGCTCATACTGCAAGCCAGAGCCTGTAGTAACGCGACACGTAATGGTGTATCTTTTATTGTTAGTACCTAAAGATAATCTTATAGTAGCTACTGATGTAGTGAATGTACCTGTAACGAACTGCAAGCCGTTTACTACTTGAGCATCAGATACTTGTGTCTTAACATTATCTGCATCATTAATGAACCACGTAACAGCAGAAACATTATCTGTAGCGAGGAACCTAGACCAGTCTACACTATAGTCTATAATCTCGTCTTTGTCTTTGTCAGGCCATTTATATGCCATAGTGTATCCTTATCGGGTTATGTATACTGTAGTGTCTAGTTCAAGCAGAGGGGCTATATATACAGTAAAGTCTTGGTACTCTACTACTAAGTCTTTCCTTAGATGTTGAGGCACAGTAAAGATAGTTCGATCTCTACTGAATGCATCAGTGTATAGTTCGTAGGGGAAGGCAACAGCAATGATGCCTATCCCCTCATCTGCTATAATAGTTAGGCCTGATCCCGTAGCATCAACTCTAGCACCTGCTGCTATAGTTACGTCTTCTACCTGTCCAGCGGAAATAGCTGAAGGCATAAACACTACAACAACAATAGCAGTGCTAGACTGTGATAGAGGTGCTTGTGATAGAGCCGTAAAGCCTAACATGTTAGCTTACCTTTCTTAGGTATCTTCTTCTTCTGCCTTTAAAGAGTTTCCTAGCATATCAACAAAGGCCTGCTTACCTACTTGTAGTTGATCTAGGTTGAACTGAGTAGAACCAATCTTACGCTCCAGGTCTCCTATGTGATTAATCATCACCTTCTGTTGATCTGTTAGTTAGTCTTCAGTGTATTCTTTGTCGTTGATCGTAATGGTTTTTGTTTGTTTCTCGACCATGTTGATCTCCTTTCGGTTAGGGGGTTAAGAGTTATTATTCTGCTGTTTCTTGTGCAGCATCACGTTCCGAGCGGGTTTGATAATCCTCACGGGCTGTTACTAGAGAAACAAAATCAGCTTTATTGCTGGGGATAGGGTCTGTAAAACTGGCATCGTTCATTAGTTGCTCTGTCCAATTTTGCTGCATACGCTTCCAACTGTTATTGATCTTTCCATCAACTGCACTATTCACCCAATCTTGGATATTTTTTAAATCACTCAACAGCACTTTTTCGTCTGTATCGCTTACATTAATTGTTATTGTTACCGCCATTTTTCACTCCTTTATGTGAGGGTTATTTCGCCCAATTTTATACTTCTAAGTAGCCTGAGAACATAGACTCAGGTGCAGACAAGTCGGCTTGGGTGCTACCACCGGATTGACCCCACCTTACTTCCGCTGTGTCTCCAGCATCCATATGACAAATAAGTGAAAAGCTAAAATTCCAATAAGTGGGATCTGATGCTAAAGCTCCAGGATCAATGATAGAATGCTGAAATACCATGTTTGACGTGTGTAGTTCTACCCTACACCAATTAGCCGCTGTATCAATATTATCTGCTCGTACATCAACGTGAAACACATATCTGCCTGTTATGGGTGCAGTAAATTGTGAGGTGGAAGGGTTATAATCAGCATTTTGATCGAAGAGTTGGGTTCCAAAAATCATCTTTGTGTTTTCGGCTAGATTATTTTGTGCTGATGCTGCCCTTGCTGCAAAGGCTGGTTGCCACGGTTTTTTGATATGCCCGTTCCCATCAATACTGAAAGCCTCACCGTTATTTTTCGTGTGGATGCGTAGCCCATTATCCCCGTTTGCAGCGTCAATTACACCTGACTCAGTACCCGTATAAAAACCTAATCGATAGGACGTGTTTCCACCAATTTGAATTGCTGGGGCAGAAGCGCTACCTTCGCCGCTTGCATCGCCAACGTGCAATAGGGCGTTTGGAGCTGTGTTTTGAATCCCAACTTTTTTGCTCATCGTGACGTTGCCTGTATCTCCATAAACCTTTAGTGCGGATTGGCTGTTGTCACTCTCAACTCTAAAGTTAACATCTCTGCTTGAGTCGTTTACTACGACCTCCCCTGCTGCACCACCTTGGTCAGTGCGGAGACGAAACATATTTATACTATCACCAACGGATAAGAGATTAATATCAAGGCGTGCTGTCTCTGCCCCATCCGCTGGGCTTTCGATGAATGTATCAACCTTGGCATACTGTGATTTGCCACCAACAGAGTTTGCACCGCTAAAATAAATTTGACCAATATCATCGTTGTCGGCTGGGGTGGCACTTGCACGATAAAGATCAAGTCGGGGACCATCACCAGCCCCACCCTCGGTTGATTTAATAATTATCTGAGCCGCTGCGCTGTCTGATTCAACTTGAATGCCAGTATCGCTTGTGAATAGTCGCTGTTGTCCGTCGTAATACAGTCGAACCGTGCCGTCAGCAGCGGCTTGCATGTACAACTCGCCGCCTGTGCTTTGCTCTAGCTGTATGTTATTGCCACGGATGCGAAGGTTGCCTGTTCCTGTTTCATCGATGTAGCTGTTGCTGGCGTCGTTGTAGATGCTTAGAGTGTTTGGGCTGGTTCCAAATATGGCTTTGTCGCTGTCGCCTAAGACGATGTTTCCTGTAGAAGTCACAGTGCCAGTAAAAGTGGGATTGGCTAATGGCGCTGCACCTACAACCTCAGCCACACTGATCTGTCCATCAGCTAAGAGGCTACCGTCCGATGTGAAGTCTGCTAGTGTTCTCGCCTTGGTCATTAGCTAGTTCCTTACTCTGGTGTTTCTTGTGCAGCTACGTGTGCAGCGTAAGCGTCTTTAACTTCTTGCGTGTGTACCGCTGCACAGATGGCTTGCACCTCTGCGCTCTCGCCTGAGAT